AATTTTTTGATAATAAGTTTTGATCTACTGCCGCTTGATAAATTAAAGCAAACGTATTGTAGATTTTAATTTGTGTTGTTTTTTTTAATTTAGTTTGTTTTATTTTATTACACCACTGTTTGATTTCTTCTTCAGATAATGTAGCTAAGTCTACATCACCTAAATATTTTAAAATGTAATTATTAAAATAACTTCTGTAATCTTTTAAAGTATCAACACCTGATTCATAATTATCTTCAAAGAACCACCAAGCATTTACTAAAAATACTTCTTTGTTAGTTTTTGCATTTTGTATTATTGCAGAAATTTGTTTCGCCTTTTCTTTTAAAAAAGATTTGTTTTTACTTTGCAGGTATTTAGGTTTGCCATTTTGATAATAAGCAAATCTCCAACTTGTGCTAACGCTGCCATCTTTTGTTTTAAAATTTATTTGTTTGAATTTCATTTTAATATCCTTTCTATATTTATTTAATTCCAATACTCCATAAATTGTTCTTCAATAGTCAAGTCGTCAGACCAATCTTTCTTTGCTTTCTTTTTATTTTTTTGGCTGCGTTCAAACTTTTCTATCGCTTCGCTTGACCATTTTTTAATATAAGAAACAATTTCTTTTGCTTCTTCATCCGAATAATCGTAATTTCTTTTACTAGACATATAACTAATATTTTTTAATATTAGTTTTAGTTTATTCATTCGGATGTCTCTATATCTTTCAAACCTTTTTTTATTTCTAGATTTACTCATATTATTTTCCTTTCTTATTTAACGACATAAATTGTTTTGATGAATTTACATCTGTTGTTTGTCTTACTACAAAAAACACCATTAAATGTTGCAAACCATCCATCTTCGCAATCTTTTATATCGTAAAGATTAACTGGAAAAGCATGATCTTTTTCAAACTTAAACATGTGTTTCCAATCTGATTTACACATTTTGGCACATTCAACACTAACTTTTACTTCGTCAGTACCGGTAAGCCAAGTTGATCCAGCACCAATCATAATGATACCAACAATAGTATCTTTATTTGTTTTTGTTTTTGTTTTCATTTTTATATCCTTTCATATTTACACCATATTAACATATTGTTTATAATATGTCAATACAGTCAGTAGGTGTATTATTACAGGCACAAAAAAAGGGGACTTCAAAGGTTAAATAACCCTTGAAATCCCTATACTTTTTTATCCTTCTTTTATTTAAATTATAAAAATAATTTAATTGTATTATTTTCTACAATAGAATTGTACCCACCATATTCCCACTGATCTAGTCAGCACTCAGACAGTCTGAAAGGAAAAGATACTGTCCACCAAACTAAACAATTGTTTTTACGTTAATAGGTTTTTTACCTACATTACCTCTTGCTTGCGCTTTTCTTTTTCTAGAAACCGCAGAAGCAATTTGTGATTTTGTCATTCTTCTTGCTTTAGCTAAAGGCACACACTTAGGATATTTTCTATTTCTATCCTTCATTAATTTTTGTCTGCCACAAGGAGCAAAAGATCCATCTTTTCTTTTAGATCCAATATCAACCCATTTTTGATTAAACCACTTTGTCAATCCACCCATAGGTTTACTCATCATCATTCTCCTTTAATTTGCATTTGCAACCTGATTGTCTAAGACAACCCCATTCAGTGTAGTAAACACATTTGATTGGAGTATCTTTTTTTTCTACATCCATATAGCTAATAAAAATAAAATAAACATACCTATAAAGTATTTCATTGGATGTTCTTTAATTTTTGTTTCAAAATCAAAATACATTTTTTTTATTTTATCCATTTAACAATCCTCCTTAGACTTTTTTCGTTCTATAAGTTCCGCCTCTTTTTTTGTAAGTTCTTACAAGATAGGCATTAGCATAAGCACTAGGATAAACTTTAAACTTTCTTTTAGTTTCAGCTTTTACCCTACTATATAATGCTTTATTAGTTGGAACAGATTTTGTTTTAGCCATTATTTTTTTTTACCTTTCTTAGCTGCTATAATTTTCTTTTTAAGAAACTCTGGTAAATTTTTTTGTTTACCTTTTAACATGTTGTTTTTATTTTTCTTGTTGTTTTTGTTATTCATCTTCTTCATTGTTTTCCTCTATGTTGTAAAATTGTTTATCGCTATCTTCAGTTTGCCAAAAATCACATTCTACTGATTGATACTCCATATTCAATTCATAATCTGGGATTTCATTTTTCACTGTGTAATTAGGAAGATGAAATAAAATTTTATTGTTAGGCATCAAAGCAAAGTTACCTCTCCAATCATTTGTATCATCTATCTCTAGAACATGATGAAATTTATGTTCCTTAGATATTTCTGAAAAAGTAGTATCAACCATGTTTTGGTCTGGACTACAATAATCAATTGTAAATAAATAGTTGCAATTTACGAAATTCTTTTTTCTGTTTATAAACTTACATTTAGATGTTCCTAGTAAAGTAAAAGAAATCACTTGATGATGATAGGCAAAACTATCCCAATAAGATATGTCTTTCAAAGTAACATCTTTTACTTCTTTTCTTTCATAATCAGGTTGAAAAAACGCTGTTATGGGTAATCTTGTATAAAAAGCTCCATTAGGCAATAAAATGCTAAAAAGGGGTGTTCTACCCTCTAAAGTGGTAACTGCATGAATAATGCAGTCCTCTGCCTCTCCATGATGCCTTTTATTACCGTAAAGATACTCAAGCCGGACTTTGGCCGTTATCGGTGGTATATTGCTTGTTGTGTTCATTATGTTTTTCCTTTCTTAAATATTTATCAAAACATGCTCCATTTTTAGTGTCATGACAAAAATGAAGTTTATTTGCGGTTACAATCCAACCGCCCATAGTATTTAGTAACTCTTTACCACAATAATCACAATAACCACAAATGATTTCTTTAACAGCAGATTTATTCCAGGTTTTTCTTTTCATTAACAATTCCACTTTCTTAATGCTTTGTTAATTCTAGAATTGGGATCTCTGGCAGTTTTAGCTGATGTTAATTTTTTTTTCATGCCTAACATTCTTGCACAAAAAGATTTTTTTCTGGCTTTCTCAGTTTTTGTTAAACCTGTTTTTTTTGTTACAGCCATTTTTAATTTAGATCCTGGATTTTCCCTTCTGTATTTTGCAACTCCTTTTCTTGTTAATCCACCTGATCTAGATTTATGAACTCCTATTTTATATCCTTTCATTTATTTTACCTCCATAAAAACTTTTGTTTTATTATTAATACATTTTAATTTAATTACTGGTTTTTGTTTATTTACAAATTCGTCTCCCAATCTATCTATTACTTCTAATGATTGGATATGTGAATCAATCAGACAATTTGAATAAGTTTCATATTTTTTTTTATTTTCAAAAACAGGTGAGCAATTACCATCAATTATGAAACACATTTGCATAATTAAAATAAATTTCATTTAATTTTTTTTATAGATAAAATTTTATTATCAGGCGAAAGTGTAGCTAATACTTTAGAACACATAAAAGTAGCATTAGAATTTCTTGTACTAATTCTACGTTTATTTAAACATTCATGAACACTTTTCATATAAGTATATTCCATTAATTTTTGTGGTTCTCCAACAAACATTAATAGTGCTATAACTTCAACCATTTTTTTTATGTTTTAACTCCTCAACATCTTTTTGTAATTTTTCTATTTTTTTTTCTGCTTCTCTTAATAAGACTTTAGTATGTATATTATCATCTAATTGTTTTTGATGCTTATCTATTATACTTGCATTATGCTCTATAAGCATTAGCATTTCTAAATTCTTGGGTGTCTGTTCTGCTTTTTTGAGTAGATCAGCAGATTGTAATTGATCTTGTGTTTCTAATTTATTTAATCTCTCTAATACACCAAAGTATGCCCAAGTGCCTACAGATATAGCAGCAATAATACCAATCATATTTTTTATTGGCATTGCTACTGATGTCTTATCACTTATCTCCATCTTTTTTTCCATAGAACTTTTCTCTCCTTTTGTCTGCTTCTATTTCTGCTAACCATTTTTTGGTGTTTAGATCATCTTTATTTTTTGATACAAAACTCTTGTCCATATAATCAATGAATAAAAATAAAAAACAAAGAAAGATTAAAGCATCAATCATTTTTATATTCCTGTAATTTATTCTTTTGTAGCATCTTCTAATTTAATTAATGACCTTTTTATTATGTTATCTTTTTCTTGTATTATTTTTCTTAATTCTTCGTTCTCTTTTTTCAACAATTGAATTTGATATCTATATTCAACGGTTATTTCGTTTACTTTATTTTTGCTCACTTTTTGCACTTTTCATAAAATTATGTAAAAAAAAACCCTCTCAGATGCCCCAGAATTAACAATTTAAGGCCTCTAGGCATGTAGGATACCCCCTATTTTTTGAATATACTTGAAATCTTAATACCAAAACTAGCAGCGACAATAGCCCCAAAAATATAAAATATTTCAGAAGGTAATGCAGCTAATACTTTTGCCCAATTTAAAAATCTTTCGGTTTGTCCAAATAAAGGTAATGCAAATATAGCTAAAAAATAAATTAAAATTAAATCATCTTTATATCCTGAATTTTCTATTTGTGCTTTCCTGACAACTTTACTTTCTTCTATCTCTGCCACTTGTCTGTTTTCTCTTTTTTGCAAGTGTGTTGAAAGTGCTTTTGTTGTATGACTAATTAATGTCTTGCCTATTAAATTCCATATCATGTTGCGTTATTCCTCATTTTAATTGCCATTCTGTTTGCTCTTGAAGGAGTTTGTACTGCCCATTTAGAATTACACATTTCATGTGCTGCCAAAACATAGTCAGGTATTTGTAAAGCTAAAAACATTCTTTTAAATTTAGCAGTGCCATATTTACCCATTTGATAACACATTTCTATAATAACATCTTTTGCATCATCTTTTATAGTAAATCCGTCTAATAATTCTTCTGCTCCTTCTAATGCTTTTTTAAAATCTTTTTCAAATAA